GAAGTCTGCATCCAAGAAGTCCGAGAAGAGATACAAGGCTGTTAAGGTTGAAACAAACGATGTTGATGGACTGGTAAACGAAATCCTGTCTGCTACTCCGGCACAGGTAAACGAAATGGACCTTTACAGTGTCAACAGGAAAGTCCTGATTGAGGTGATGAAGAAGCTCCATTGTGAGTTATGGTATCGCACCTATGACAAGCCAACCATGATCGCAAAGATTACAGTTGCTCTTGGTTCTGCAGCAGAGGAGGAGTAACACAGAAATGATCAGAATGAGAATAAACAAGGACGACGACGCCAAGTGCAAGGTGTGCGGCGCCACACGAAAGAATAGTCTGGAGTTGTTTGATATAGCACTTGCAGACAAGAACGTCATGACGATCATAACGATATGTGATTTGTGCAATGAAGTCCTTTTCAACAAGACGCTGAGAGCCACTTGTGTTGTAAACGGCAAGGCCAAGTCTCAGACAGATATGGCAATAATCAGAAACAGGTCTACAGCCAAGTCGATGTCAATAATGAGGCGGAGCCATGAAGATTAAGAATTGCAGTAATGGCGATGGTGAGAGAGGTGTGGACTTCTCTCATTTGCCTGCTCTATACTGGAGCAATACAACCAAAGCAAGTTACTTACAACGTCGGATCATAGTGTGCAGCATTATGTATTACGAGAGGACAGAGTCTTGTGTTTCTGATCGGTATTATGACAACATCAGTCATCAGTTGGTTAAGCTGATGCAGGACAGTACCAAACAAGAAATGGAGAAGACACAGTACTGGTATGCAATGTACGATTTTGATGGATCAACTGGTTTCGATATTCCAAGTCGTTTAACAGATGCAGACAGACAGTACTTGACAAACCTTGCAATCCAGATACACGAGAGATGGAGAAAGGAGACAGGAGGCAAGATAATCAAATGATTAAGTTAAAAGAGCTTGTTGATCGCAAGTATGAAGACAAAGAGCCGATGGAGTTCAGATACAATCTTGATCTCGGCAAAGATGACAGAGCTCAGGAAATGTACTTACAGTTCCACTTCCAGCGTGCTGCAAAGGATAGCAACGTCTGGATGCTTACAACAAAAATAGCCAGGGTTGAGGCAGCAGACAGTCAGTGTTATTACATCGGTTATGAGATGCCACGTAGTGGACTTCCACTTGAGTTGATCTGTGCAACAGGGCTGAGATATTTCAAACTGCTGATGCAGAACGAAATACAACTTCGAACAAACATCGATTTTAGTATCGGTACAGTAACGGAGGGAATGTGACATGGCAAAACGTTCAGGAAAGTTCTACCGGAAGAACGAACGGGAAGTCATGGAACAGTTAGGATTGAAGCCTACAGTGAACAGTGGTTCTGGCTGGATTGAAAAAGAGGACGGACAAAACGATGCAGTGATCTGCCAGCTGAAAAGTACAGATGCACAAAGCATAACCGTCAAATTAGATGATATAAGGACATTGCAATACAATGCACAGACAGAACGTAAGTTGCCGGTGTTTGCTATCCAGTTCCTGCAGAGCAATGAGGTATTCGTTTTGGTATCACCAGAGGACCTCGCACAAGTAAGCAAATATCTGAGGGACGGTAGCAAGCCAAGGCACGATGAGTTCTTTGATGAGATATCCCAAATAGAGGATACATCAAGTACGGATGCAAGACGAATGATCACATCCAGCAATAACGCCAGAGAGCAAGTCCGGAATGAGATGCAAAGTAAAAACAAAAAGAAGATAAGGAGTGCAACATGAAAACAATAAAAGTGAAAGAGGTTGTAACGTACGCTGGTCACAGCTTGAGAGCAAACGGTTCTGTCAATCTCACGGTCAAAGCAATGTACTCAGAATTGACCAACAGTATTCAGATGATGCAGATGCTTAACAACGATGTGGACTTAAAAGCAAGGGTTGCTAATGGCAAGCCAATGCGGCTTGGATACTTCCGCATTCAGGAGATCAAAGTGGACAGCGATGGTGAGAGCACCATCAAGTTCAATGGTATCTCAGACAACATCGAAATGGATCACTTGAACGAGCTTCCGTTAAACGATGCGGACACCAAACAGTTCACAATACTTGCAGTAGCAGAGGTTGATCTTGAGGATGGAGAGGACGGTGAGGAAGTAAATGGCAGAGAATAAAACCAGATACGACGAGATCGCAAAGGCACGTATTTCAGACAATCGTAACCTTGTGATCAGTAGCTGTTCCAAAGGTGGATACACACTTGCACAGCAGCTCGGTATGAGTGATGGCAAGGCAACTGTTTCGGTTTTCCTTAAAGGTGCAATCCACGTCAAGGACGTAGCTGCTCTGGAAAAGGTTAGAGATGCAATCAACATTGCCTTGAAACAGATTGGCGAAGGAACGGTTGGAGCCGAAGGAGTCGAGTGGGACGAGTAGTTCGAGTACAGCAGAAAATGTGAAAATATTTTCAAAAAGCTGTTGACTGTATTCCGGTTCTGGAGTATGCTATAGATAGTTCCAAGGGAACAAATAAAAGTAGCTCAGGAGGGCAAACAAATGAAGGGTCGTGTAACAATTCACACTGTAATGGGTAACGAGTATAAGGTCCGGGCAGATTTTATAGCAAGAGGCAGCTTTGCCGAAGATTGCAATGGTCAGGTAAAGCAGATAAGCTGGTCCGGATATGTACACAACGATCTGACTGTTCGTAAGGCCATTGCAAGTGTATTTGGACTTGCATCCTTCAGGAAGTAATCGTTCACAATTAAAAGCAAAAACAAAAAACAAAATGTCTAAGGAGGACAACAAAATGAGAAATTGGACAATCAAAGACGCCGTTGCAGTAATCCAGAACGGCAAAGACACTGAAGCGATTAGGGAGATTGCAAAGCATTTTCCGGTATTCTTCATGGCAGTAGCAAAGAATGATCTCGGTGCTGTAGCAGCTATGATGACTGACAAGATGACAGTTCGTCGTCTTCAGGCTGAGGCTACGGAAGCAGATGAGGACAACGATGAGGCTGAGGAAGTTGAGGCAGCAGACGATGCTGATACTTCTGATGATGGTGGTGAGGACCTTGAGTCCATGTCCACAAAGCAGCTCATTGCTCTGTGTGGTAAGAGAGGGATCAAAGTTCCCAAGTATGGCAAGAACAAGAAGTTCTATCTGGATGCACTTCAGGGCGGTGCTGAAGAGGCTGAGGCAGAGGACGACAGTGATGACGATGCTGAGGATGATCCTTATGCTGGCAAGAATGCACTTCAGCTGTACAGCATTGCAAAGAAGCGCGGTCTCGACGTAAAGCCCAGACAGAAGGCTGCTGTGTATCTGGAAGCCCTGAAGGCTGCAGACGAAGCCGGTGATGAGAATGCCGATGACGATTGGGACGATGGTGAAGAGGCCGAGGAGAAAAAGCCTGCCAAGAAGTCCACAAAGAAGGCACCTGCCAAGAAGGCTCCGGCCAAAAAGGCAGCAAAGAAGGCTGAGCCTGAAGAAGGCGAGGATGACGACGATGATGATTGGGAAATCTAATCGTCAGATAGGCAAAGGGCTGGAATGTTCCAGCCCGATGCTTGTTTTCAAAGGAGTGTGATATGACAACAAGGCAAGTGTTGGAGCTGGATTGTCGTATCGAAGAAAATCGAGAAACAATCCAAAAAGTACTAAGGCAGATCAAGCCATTAGCAAAGTGTCCAGAAGGACAGCAGATACCATTTGAAAAGTTGGAACGGTGTCTGAAAGTAATCTGTAACAATTATGGTCTATTCATACAACAGTTGTTCCCAGATGTGTACGCAGCAGATAAAGACATTATCTGGAGGAGCAAAACGATTGATATCAAGACGTTAGAGGATTATGGTGTAGCATACGGATGCACACTGTACGAGTGTCTTGCAAAGACCGTAATACTGTTGTATAGCAAAACAAGAAAAAGAGGAAAGGTGTAATGGACAAGACAATCCGGATATATACAGACGGTGCTTGTTCTGGCAATCCGGGTCCTGGTGGTTGGGCTACTGTATGGTGTGATGGTGATAAGCTGAAAGATCATAGAGGTGGCGAACCAAACACAACAAATAACAAGATGGAGCTTCTGGCGGTATTGGAAGCATTGAGGTGGATATGCAAGCAAAGAAAATCCAAATCAGTAAGCTACGAAATATACAGCGACAGTGCTTATGTGGTCAATGCAATAACGAAGTGTTGGCTCCAAAGCTGGAGAATGCGAGGATGGAAGACAAGTTCTGGCGATCCAGTGAAGAACAAGGAAGCGTGGCAGCAAGTCGATCAAACACTTTCAACAATCCGGATGCAGTTCCAAGTATCGTTCCACAAAGTAAAAGGCCATGCTGGTGATCCAATGAATGAGTATGCAGACAAGATTGCAAAGTCTGAGGCCACCAAGCAACAATATAACACTCGAAAAGATAACGGGTAGGAGGAAGCAAGATGCAGTTATTGAAAACAATTATTGTTGAGACAATTAGTGCAGTGATCAGTTGGCTCCATAACAATCTTAGGAACATAGCAAACATCCTTGGTGTGATATGTCCGTACGCTACTGGTTATGCAGTACTGTCGGCATATCAGGCCAGAGGATACTTTGCAGTGGGTAGTGAATGGTTCGTACCACTTATGTTCTGGTTGGTTACGTATATGTTAAGAGCAATTGCCAACAAGACAGGAAAAGGTACATCAATCCCGAGACCAAGAAAACGATTCACAGAAGTAACAGAAGATGGAGAAGTGTCCGTACCAATGGACAGAAGCGAAGAGATGATCTTGTACTTGTGTGATCTTGAAGACTGGATGGAGCGAAAGGGGTTGATGTGATATGGCCGGTCCTGCATGGAAGTACTTCACGACTCAAGAACAATGGAAAGCATACTTGCAAGACCTTGTGTCAACAAACGCAAATGCTTGTTTGAAAGCAATAACGTGTATCGACAATTGGCAAACGGAGCCAGAGAGGCAGCAAGGTGAGAGTACAGAAGAGAACGGTGTTGGATGGACCAAGTGCGATGCCAAAGAGATGGGCCAGTTAGCAAACAAGATTCGTAACGGCCAAGCATTAACTGATGGTGAGTTGGCAAAAGCTAAAAACAAGATGAAGAAGTATTGGAAGCAGTTGATGCAAATATCCAAACGCCAGATGGAACAACAGGAAGCAGAGGAACAGGCAAAGCTGGAACGGGAAGCAAGAGAAGTAGCTGAACGGAAGAGGCAACAGTTTGAAGAGGCGTTGGAAGTTCTCCGGAAGTGTGGAGAAGAAGGCATTGCTTGTGAGTATGGAATATGTGACGAGTGTCCTCTTACGAGAGGATATCAGTTAAGACTTTCGTTGGGAGGTAATGGGCAATGCGATTAAAGAAAAAAGGCATCGAATTTATGACACACGGAGTGATCATCCTTTTGGTGATGTTCATAGGTATCGGTGTAAATGTAAGTGGCACGACAATGAGCATGCATAGTGCTGAGGAACAGCAAGCGTCAGAAGTACCTGAAACAGAGCGGCCACAAGATATGGCAAGCACCCACGAAGACAGTCCGGAGGACTACGAGTTGACAGATATCCCAGTCGGTACAGAAACGAGACAGGCTGACGGTATTGACGGAGGCACAACGACAATTGAACAGTATCCAACTTTTACACATAGCCGCGACTGGAGTGAGCACGAACAGTACTTGCTTGCAAAGCTGGCTATGTGTGAGGCTGGCACTCAATCGGTGCAAACCAAATGTCTTGTGATCTTAACGGTTTATAACAGAGTGTATGACAGTAGGTTCCCAAATACCGTTGAAGATGTAATTTATCAGAATAATGGTAAGACGTGGCAATACAGTTCGCTGGCGCCAGATGGTAACTGGAGCAAATTGGAACCAAACGAAGAGTGCTACGAAGCAGTAGCGATGGTAATGTTAGAGCAGTTTGATTATTCTGGTGGTGCAATGTACTTTGAGAGTTTTGGTACAGACGAGGAAGCAGCCAATAGTTGGCATGGCAGATGTTTGGAGTATCTGTATCAATCAGATGGCATCCGGTTTTATAAGTGAGGAAAGCGAAATGGGATATAAAATGCCATTCAGCCAATATAAGGCTTGTCAGAAAATGTCTAAAAACGAATTTGGGCGTTGGTTGGAAGTATTTTGGCGTGAAGCAGAAAAGCAAGGATACCAACGAGCATGTGAAGAGGTTCCAGATGGTTCTATTATAATCGATCCGGAGGACTCAATCGTGGTACAGTGGTCAGAGGACCAATTCAGAGCGATGTTGTTATCGGTTTCAGGAGTAGGGCCAAAGCTGGCTGATAAGATCATTGATAAAGTGTATCAGGAATACGATCCAGACAATGGCCAAAATTACGGCGAAATCCTTTCAAATTCCGTTTTGAATGAGGTTGACTGAGGAAATATACATTGGATAAATAAAAACGCCTTAAAAACGATTCTACGCGCTCAGAACGGCATATAAGATTTTGAATAAAATCCAAATAGTCGTTGACAAATGGTTGGCCTTGATGTATAATAAAGTATCAATCAAAGTTTGTAAGCAAAAGGCAGGAGCCAAATAAAATAAAACAAACTAAGTTGCAAGAAGCAAGAGTTCGGTCACGACCAATCGTGTTCCGGACTTTTGTTGCGTTAAGTAACAAGCGAGTAGAATTCAGATTGGAGGCAATGGAGAAGATGGCAAAGGTTTCAAACCTGCCCACCGTTGATACATGGCTAGAAACGGACAATCTAATCCTACTTGAAGGATGGGCACGCGATGGATATACCGTTGCAGACATTGCTTTCAAGATAGGAATAACAAATGCGGCATTACAAAAGTGGATGCGTGATCAAGAAGAAATCCGGAAAGCAATCAACGATGGACGAGAGCTGGTAGATTACAAAGTTGAGAATGCTTTATTGAAAGCTGCACTCGGCTACAAGACTAAGGAAGTCAAAGTGACAACAACGATTCGCAATGGTGTTGCGGTTGAGCAGATCAAAGAGGTAACGACTGCAGAAGCTGCTCCAAATGTTCAGGCATGTAAAGTATGGTTGTATAACAGACAGCCAAAGAAATGGAAACCAGAGAGTGTGCGTGGACAGAATTTACTTGATGCAATGGATGAAGACCACGACATCAAGATAACGATTGAGAGGGCAGGAAGCAGAGAGCAAGAGTTGGCTGAGTCTGGTAGTGGTCAATCAGTTCGTACTGGTGTTGAAAGTGAAGTAGACGAAGACTGGCAAGACGAGGTCAATCAGTCAGTAAGCATCAGAAAAGCAACACAGGACGAAAAGAGAGAGGCACAAAAGAGAGCCAAGATGGCAAACAAAAAAGCGGACACTGAAATTCAGTTAGATGATGAAGACAAAATTGAACGTGTCCCTACACCACAGAAGCACAAGCACAGTAAGAGTGCACACGACAGTGCTACAGTCGACAGTGGTGTAAGCAACGACCCAGACAGTATAGACTACTGGCCTGATGATTGGACAGATGAAGACGAGTGAGGCGAGGTGCAATGAAGATAACGAAGAAGGTTGCGCCAGCGTTCGAAGACTTCCTGTTCAACTGGGACTATGAGCAGTACTTGTTATTGGGTGGTTATGGATCAGGCAAGAGCTATCACATAGCATTCAAGATCATCCTCAAAGTGATGGAGGAGACAAGAACGGCAATGGTCTGCAGGCAAGTGTACGATACAATCCAAGACAGTTGCTACGACTTGTTCAAAGAGATATTGGATGACATGGGCCTGCTGACTGAGGATGTAAGAGAGTACCGAAGAGACAGAAACAAAGTATTGGCATTGAAGAGCCCTTTGCGGTTCTTGTTTCACAACAGGAGCAAGATCATATTCAAGGGATTGGACAAGGTCGAAAAAGTAAAGTCAATCAACAATGTATCAATCGTGTGGCTTGAGGAGTGTTCCGAAATGTCATACAGTAGTTACAACGAATTGCTCGGTCGTATCAGAACGCCAAAGGTCAGCTTACACTTCATCCTCAGTTGTAATCCGGTAGGCAAAGAGAACTGGGTATACAGATACTTCTTTGTTCGGTTAGATGATGATGGTGATGAGCACGTAGTTGTTGATCCGGAGAAGTTCTATGAACGTGGATGCTTAGTGCATGATGGTATCTATTATCATCACAGCATTCCGGAAGACAATCCTTGGTTGCCAATAGCATACTTGAGACGTCTGGACAAGTTAAGAGAGTATGATCCACAGTTATGGCTTGTTGCAAGATGGGGCAAGTTTGGAGCAACAGGTACGAGAGTACTTCCTCAGATTGGACTTGCAGCTAATGCAGGGAAGTTCAAGCGAGAGGTTGAGGCACTTGGTCAGGACAATATGTACTTTGGTTTTGACTTTGGTTTTGAAGAGTCATTCAACGCAGTGGTATGTATGTCGGTTGATCAGAAGTTGGGTATCTTGTATATCTGGGACGAGATTTACATCAATCACGTTACTGACGATAAGATGGCCCAGTTAGAAGAGATGCAAGAGCTGAAAGACAGATTGCTTGCAATGCAGGCTGCAGGGCATAACAAGATGATAGTAGCAGATAATGAAGACCCAAAAGCAATCAGCTATTATCGTCAATGCGGTTATCCAATAAGGGCTTGCAGAAATAAGTTCCACGGCTCCAGATTAAGTAATACAAGGAAGATCAAACGATTCAAAAAGATCGTAGTAAGTCCACGGTGTAAGAACACATGGAGAGAGTTGCATGACCTTACATATAAAAAGGATGCTAAGGGAAATGCAGTGTACGATGAGTTCAATATTGACCCACATACATTCAGTGCTATCTGGTATGCACTGGATACTGTAACGGTTGCAGACCTGAAGGACAGAGAGTTCAACAGTCGCAATGGTTATGGAGTGTTAAGAGGTAGAAAGGCAGAGGCAAGATATGACTGAGTACAAAGTAGGCGATACAGTGTATATCAAAGCAACTGTTGTAGATGTGCCAAGGGTCATTCCTGATGGTGTAAAAACAAAGCTGTATGGATTAGCACTATTCAACAGCAATGACCCAACGGACAATGGAAGACGCATCTGGGCACATCCAAATGAAATAACGACACAGGAGGAATTGCAAAATGAAAAACATTGATTGGGCAAGAAAACTGACCAGCAGAAAGCTGTGGCTGAGTATTGCATCTTTTGTCAGCATGATGATCGTTGCAGCAGGAGGCACAGAAAATAAGGCAGCTCAGATTGCAGCACTGATCATGGCCGGTGCAACCGTTATCGGTTATGTAATTGGTGAAGGACTGGCAGACAATGCAAGTGCTGGTACGTCAGTTGATCAGGAGATTGAGTATGTCACAGACAAGGAGGAGGAGTGATGTACGATGCAGACTCTAAACGGGATAGACATATCGGTATGGCAAGAAAGGTAAAGGAGGCCGAAAGTAATGGGTAAGCAAGGAATTGACATCTCAAACTGGCAAGGCTCAGTTGACTTTAATAAAGTAAAAGCTGATGGCATTCAGTTCTGCATCTTTAGAGAAGGTTATAGACGAGCTATTGACAGCCGGTTCATTGAGTATGTTAAAGGAGCTAAAGCTGCAGGTATTCCTATTCTTGGTGTGTATCATTTCATTTATGTAGATGGTGCAACAATCGCTGAGAATGCAAATACTTGTATTGCTAATATGAAAGCTGCTGGTCTCGACCCAACTAATACTTGGATTTTTGCAGACCTTGAATATGATACATGGACTAAAGCTGGCGTTAAGGTTACCAAGGCATTGTGTACTCGGTATACAAAAGAGTTCCTTGATACTCTTAGGGCTGTTGGTTGTAAAAAGCTTGGTATCTATTCAAATCTGGATTACTATAAGAACTATTACGATTGGGCTCAGCTTTCTGAGTATCGTAAGAATCTTTGGCTGGCAGATTATACTGGCGGTCCTGATGTTGAGTGTGTAATTCAGCAGACAGGTAGTACAGGTAAGGTAAGCGGAATCAATGGCAATGTTGATATGGACACTCTCCATGAAGAGAGCATGCTTTCTAATGGTGGTGGAAAAGAGGGCACTAAAGTGGGAGTTACAGCTCAAGACGTATTGAACGTAATGCGCAGTTGGATTGGGTATGGCGAAGCAAATGGTAAGTACATTGAAATTTTGAATGTGTACAACAGTCATAAACCGTTGGCTCGTGGCTATGCTATTAAACCGAGTGATGAATGGTGCGATGCTACTGTATCAGCTGCCGCTATTAAAGCAGGAGCAGTTGATTTGATTGGTACTGAGGTTGGTGTTGAAAAGCACGTAGACATCTTTAAGAAGAAAGGTATTTGGATTGAAGATGGTTCAATTAAGCCTCAAGCAGGTGACATTATCGTGTTTAACTGGGACGATAGTTCTCAGCCGAATGACGGTTGGTCTGACCATATTGGTTATGTTGAGCAGGTAAGTGGAAATACAATCACTTGTATTGAAGGAAACATGAGTGAGAGGGTTGGGCGAAGAACTATCAATGTAGGATGGGGTTACATCAGAGGATTTGCTCGTCCTAAGTATACATCTGGTGGTGTTGCTCCTAAGCCTAATCCTGATAAGTCTATTAGTGAGGTAGCTCAGGAAGTTATTCAAGGTGCATGGGGTAATGGTGATGCCAGAAAGAATGCGTTAACTGCAGCTGGTTACGATTATGCCAAAGTTCAGGCTGAGGTGAATCGTATTCTTGGTGGTGGAAGTACTGCACCTAAGAAATCTGTAAATGAACTTGCAAAAGAAGTTATTGCCGGTAAGTGGGGTAATGGCGATGCTCGTAAGCAGGCACTTACAAATGCCGGTTATGACTATAGTGCAGTTCAGAAAGAAGTAAATCGCATTTTTGGTGGTGCAAATACAAAGTCTATTGATACACTGGCTCGTGAGGTTATCCAGGGAAAATGGGGTAACGGCAGTGAGCGTAAAGATAGGTTAACTAAAGCTGGTTACGATTATAATGCAGTTCAAGCTCGTGTAAATCAGCTACTGTAAGGAGGAAACGGAACATGGCACAAAGTGAAGAAGCCAAAGTTATTGAGGCAGCTAATTCAACTGAAGTCCTGACCGCTTTCAACCGTATCCCGTATGCGTTGCTGAATCAGGAGGTTGAAGGCAATACACAAGACGTGTTGGCTGAGATGACTGAGATATGCAAGTATTACAAGGTGTACAAAAAGGGAATGGATTTCACTGTTGAGGGAAGCAATGGCGATTATGTGCCGGCCACATTACGATACAAAATGGCTGCTTCACTGATCAACAAAGAAGCGCGTTTCTTATTTGCTGAAAGTCCGGATGTAACAGTTGATGCAAAGGGCGATGTTGGTCAGGTGTCCAAAGAGGCAAAGGATCAACTAACCAATTGGAATGATCTTTTGAAGTCGGTATTGGATGCAAACCTTTTTGAGAAGGCATTGCTTCAGGCTGCAAAGGATTGCTTCATTGGCAAGAGAGTTGCGGGCGTTGTAAACTTCAACGAAGAGGACGGAGTGACAATCACGTTCTTGCCTGCAACGCAGTTCTTGTTTGAAACAAGGATTGGCAACGACAACGTTCTCACAAAGTTTGTTTGTTTCATAGCGGTTAAGGATAGCACCACATTGAATGACAAGAGGGTATTCAAAAAGAAGTACACGCTTATCGATGGTGTAGTACATCTTGAAGAAAGAATGTACGATGGAGCAGGCAGAGAGGTAAGTACAGAAGAGTTTGAGCCAACAGAGCAGCAGCCTACAAAGCTGGCAACAATTCCGGCAGTTGTATTTTTGAACGATGGTCTGACAGGCGATAGCAAGGGAGAGTCCGAGATTGATCTTTTGCAGGATTACGAACAGTATTACAGCAAACTTGCAAATGGTGATATCGATGCAGAACGTAAGACGATGAACCCTACACGATATGCCATTGATATGGATCAGCGGTCAACAAAAGGACTAAGTTCCAGTGCTGGTGCATTTTGGGACTTACAGTCTGATCAGAACCTTGATCATCCTGCACCAAAGGTTGGTATGCTTGAAAGTGCAATGAATTATAGCGAGGCATTGAAGACATCACTTGATCGAATCAAGACTGTTGGGTATGAACAGGTTGATATGCCAAACATTACGCTTGAGACAATGACTGGAGCCATTACGTCGGGCAAAGCATTGAAAGCAATTTACTGGCCGTTAATTGTTCGGTGTAAGGAAAAGATGAAGATGTGGGGGCCAAAGTTAAGACAGCTTGTAGAGATTGTGTTTGAAGGTGCACTTGCATATCCCAATACAATCACCAAGTATGTTGATACACCGTTAGTTCCGGTGGCCCACGAAATCCACGTTGAACAGAACACACCACTTCCGGAAGACGAGTTGGAAGAACGAAACATGGACCTTGCAGAAGTTGCTGCACAGACAATGTCCAAGAAATCCTACATGAAGAAGTGGAGAGGATTGACAGATGATGAGGCACAGGAGGAGTTAGAGCAAATTGCTCTTGAGCGTCAGATAATTGACGATAACACAGTTATGCCTCGAAGTGGTGATCAACTTCCATATCCTGACGCAACTAAGGATCAAATGGATCAGCAGGCAGAGGAACAGCAGGAACAGGACACTCTTGAAGATGCAGCAGAAGGAACAATGGATGATATCACTGGTGGTGTAGAATAAGTAAAAGGAGGTAGGCACAGATGCCATCGTCGTTAATATTCAAAGACGCAGAAGCGGCACGAGATGCTATCTGTGCCAAGGACCAAAAGGAAATACGCCAATTGTATTCGGACTGGGCGGACGAGGTAGGAAAGCGAGCAGAATACTATCACAGTAAAGAAACGGCCAGTTCGTATTGGCAAGAGCAACAGATGTTGGAGTTACAGAGGCAATTAACAGAGCAATCCAAAGTAATAGCCAATCAGATTTATACTGGTGCAAAAGAGAGCATGTACACAGTTGCTGATTCGGTTGTAGGATGCAATGCAAAGTATTTGAGTGAGTTAGGTTTTCCAAGTGAGGGATTGAATGCAGCATTTACATCAGTGCCAACACAAGTGGTCAACAACCTCGTTACTGGTCAGATATATGAGGGTGGTTGGAATTTGAGCTCAGCTATCTGGAGTGACAATGAACAAACACTTCACGACATATATCAAATAGTGGCCCAAGGCAGGGCAATGAATATGAGTGCTTACGAAGTATCCAAGATGCTTGAGCAATACGTCAATCCAAACAAAGCCAAACAATGGAATTTGACAATGAGCGATGGCAGACGGATATACAAGAGGTCAGTTGACTACAACGCACAGCGGCTTACAAGGACACTTACGCAACACGCCTATCAGCAAGGAGTGATCCAGAGTGCCAAAGACAATCCATTCATTCAAACGATCATTTGGAGGGCCAACGGAAGTAGGACGTGTGAGTTGTGCCTTGATCGAGACGGTAAAGAATACAGATGGGATGAAGTCCCAATGGATCATCCAAATGGCATGTGTACGATGGAGCCAAAGATCAACGTGGACAAGACACTTGATCAGCTTGTTGATTGGTTTAGTGCTAATGATGGTGAGTATCCAGAGATTGACAGGTTTGCTTCCAAGTTTGGGTATGTGCCAGGTGTTAGCCAAATGACTGCTGAGCAACAAAAGTGGATAAACGCGGCCGGCTATGCCAATGGTCAAATGCCAAAGAATTTCACAGAGTTTGCCCACAAATTATCTTTTGATCAACAGGGTGAACTTTTGAAAGCTGCAGGCGGCAATTGGGACGACCCACATCCTTTCCAGGTGATGGAGAAGTACTACAACGAGAATATCGCCAAGGCTGGAGGACAAGTGGCTGTGAAGACCGGCGTCGGACAAACCGTTGGTGTTGAGTCGTTGGGAACTTCCAGTGGCAAGACGTTTAACTATTGGTATACAAAGCTAAATAGTGAACAAAAGGCTCTGGCACAACAGTTGAAGTCTCAATCTGGACTTACGTGGCAGCAATGGTATGAGCAAAATATTTACAAGGCCAAAGGCAAAGCAGCTCAAGCAGCTGCGCAGCAAGTTACGGCTACAGTGCCAGCCAAGTCAATACCGATTGAACCAATAACTGTCAACCCTAATGGCCGAACAATTGCCAAGATGGGTAAAGCAGAAATCCAAGCCGCTTTTGGTACACAAACTGAGTCTGAGATGCTATCAATGGAAGCACGTGCTTTCGCCCAAATGACGGATAAACAGAGTGCTGGTATTTCCGAGTATACTGGTTCAGCATATACCAGAATGAACTATTATTTAAGGCAACGTGCTACGGGTGTTAGCCACGAAGCAGCTTTGAAACATAGTGGTATGTCAACGCAGATGTACAACCAAATGTTACAAGCACAGCAAGGGTTGGCAGCAGCGTCAACCGAGAGAGATTTGGTTTTGCGCAGAGGTACTGATTTGGGTGACATTGCCGGTTTGCTTCCCGGCGATTTTCGTGCCAACAGGCGCGAGTTGGAGGGAATGTCAGTTGATGAGTTAAACCAGCGTCTGTCCAATACAGTTGGAACGTATGCCGGATTTACCTCCACGTCTTCCCAATGGGACAGAGGTTTCCAAGGGGAAGTTGAAATTATCTTTAATGCTCCGGCGGGCACCCAGGCGAGTTCGGTTATGTCTGTTAGCCAGTACGGTACAGACGAAGGTGAAACGTTGCTCAATAGTGGCACAATGGTTCGGATCGACAGAGTGGAAAAGTCTGACGGTCACAAAGGTTCTGCAATACGGATATTTATGGACATCATTGGTGTCGAACCTGTAAAGTAAAATATTAAATATTAAGCTGTTGGCTTTTATTGTTCCTCGTGGTATTATGTAATTAGTTCCAAGGGGAACAAACAACAGAAGTATTCTAGGAGGATAAAGAAATGAAGAACACTTACACAAGAACGCCATTCATTAACGATCTTAGCAAGGCAAATGTTATCATCTACATTACTGAAGGTTGCAAGTACGCAGCAAAGTCAATTGATGACTTGGGCGAAGAAAGAGTGGTGGAGTACAATGGTGGTCTTAAAAGTTGGGACGTTGTAGAAGGCGGACCGGAAGCCAAAGAGATCGAGGCACATACCGACGGTTCGTGCATTGATGAGTTCCATGAGTACTTGGTCTTACATTTTACAGATGGTTCTGAAGCAACGTTTCGGAATAGTCATGTAGATATGCATTTCAGGTAAACGAGCAAGTTGCCAATCCTGCTGGAGAGGAGGTGGATGCAATGGCAATGGAAGATCGGATTAAGAGTGAACAAACGATGCGGCGCATAACAAACCAAAATATGGTTTGCAAAGATTGTTTGCTGGCGCTGGATGATACTGTTGTTTTTGGAAATACATCTAAATGTGAATTATATCAAGTTTGCAAACCCAATCGAGTATTGTTAGGAGGCAAATGTGATGGATATGTGCAAAAATAAAATAAAAGGAGCTTTGTACGGGGCTGCAATTGGTGATGCCATGGGAGCAACCACCGAATTTATGTCCAAAGAACAAATCAAAGCTCAGTGGCCAGACGGCCTGAGGGAAATTGTTGGTGGTGGGGCGTTTCGGTGGCGTCCCGGCGAAGTAACAGACGACACACAAATGGCAATGTGCGTTATGGATGCGTTGATGGCGTCGTATGACAAACGGCACACTCGAATATGTCAGAAACAATTCCGGAGTGAGCTGAGGTACAATTTTTGTCATTGGCTGGATACCAAACCAAAAGATATTGGTAATACGTGTTGGGTTGAGTTGACATGGTTGCGGACTGATCAGAATCATCAGCCACGGAAAATATCAGCAGAGCAACAAGGGAACGGCGGTTTAATGAGGACGTTGCCAACAGCATTGTTAGAAGCACCGTATTACGAAAACCACCTGGGGCGGATACAAAACAACTTCACGCATTGGAATACAACGTGTATGGATGCAATCCGGTTATACACTGACAATGTCCGTGGTTATTTGCAATATGGTATTTGCAAATGTTCCGTAGCAACAAGTGCTGAGCTTATGGAGCCGACTGGGTGCGTAATCAATACACTAAATAATGCTTTGTACTATGCTTGGCATTGTTCTGATTTTGAGTCTGGCATTATTGGTCCGGTCAACGATGGAGGGGATGCTGATACGATAGCCTGCGTGACTGGCGGACTGGTTGGAGCCAAGTTTGGGTACGATGCAATCCCGATGCGTTGGGTTGGAATGTTGGACAAGCAAATAAAAAATAAATTGGACAAGTTTGCAGATTGGGTATGTGTTTATCATAAGCAGAGAGGGCTCAAATTTCCATTTTAAGGCTTTATATAGCCATGGATGATGAAATACTCGGGCCCAAAGTGAAAACGGTTTAGAAACGATTTTAGACGGGTTATTTCATGGCAAAGATTTTCAAAATATTTCAGATTATTTGTTGACTTATCTGTTGCCAAACTATCCTCGGTGGCGTATACTAAAGATAGTTAAAGAACACCTAGTTTTCCAAGATGGAGGTAAAAACGATGGCAAAGACAGATAATAATATGGCACAGACAATTCGCGTAGAATCTGCAGAATATATTGATGGTATTTGGGTTCGTGCAACCGTGAAAGGTATCAGATTTAATGGCGAATATGATGTAGATATTTTTTACGCAGAACAGGGTGGCAGTTATACTTGGCATACAACCGAGTGTGAACATGTAACGTGCAAGCGTGTTAGCACTATCAATAAAAAACTGGCAGCAAGAGGTTTTCGGTGTAAAGTAGCATAACAAGTAGCAATTAAAAGATTTGATAATGATTGATAAGCAGGTCAAGAGGGAATGCAGAAATGTATTCCTTTTTGATTTGGCTACAAAATTATTATATTAAATCTGTTGCCAACTTATTAAGAATATAGTATAATGAAGTATAAGTAAAAGTTTGTTTGAGTACAAAGTTCCAAGTTGGGGTGCATTCGGCTACAAAGTCCGGATGCATCTCAATTTATGTGTTGCAAAGGAGAAAAGCAATGGATGGATTAAAAGCAATGGCTGAGTGTGTACAGTGCAAAGCAAAGTTCCAAGTGGATGCTTCAAATGTGAAAAAGAAAGAGTTTGAGGCACAAGATGGCAATCGAGTTTGGCTAACGTATTATGATTGCCCAGAATGTGGCAGGCGCCACTATGTACAGATTGATTCAGTTGAGACCAATGGTATACTAATCAACCTTACAAAACAGATGGGCAAGATTGCTGCTCTCAAGAAAAAGGGTTTGAGGGTATCCAAGAAACAACGGACTGACTTTGAGGAAACAAGACGGCACCTGACCGGGCTTCGGAACGAGTTGATGAAGCGTTATCAGGAAAGTGAAATGTTCGCAGAAGACGGACACTCCGAAAAGGTGGTGTTCATGATATGAAAAAACAGTTAGGTTTGATCTTCTGTGATCAATGTGGTTATGAGTTTCCGGCATCAGCCGTAAACATAAAACAAAGTGATCTGAGTATCGACGGTACAGCTGTTCAGGTGGTTTACTTTCGGTGTCCATCATGCAACAAGGTTTATCTGATACAAATATTGGATAACAAGTGTATCGTACTCCAAAAGGAGTTCTTAAAGCAAAAGGCAAGATGGCAAGCCAACGTTGGTAGGAACAACGATACAGAAGTGGTCAGTGGACAATACGTTTCTATGGTTGCCAAACAGAAGCGGTTGGCAGATAGAATCGAGCTGTTAAAGCAACGTTATGGAAACGAGATTGGTGTTTACCTCGATCGCACCACTAATTAGTATCAGGATTGTATAAATGAGCTACCATGAGTATTCATGGAATGAAAGGAGATTGCAACAATGGGTGCAAACGAAGAAAAAGATAAGAACTTAGAAGAGAATGGCCAGGGTGCTCAGGACCAGACTGGGGCAGGAGCCGGTTCTGGAAATGGCAACGATGGAGCCAATAATAACGATACTGGAAATAACGGCACAAGCAATGGTGCTGATGGTTCTGGTGAGAAGACTTTTACTCAGGCCGAAGTTAACAGAATGATGGCAAAGGAAAAGCATCAGGGTGTCAATTCGGTTTACAATGAGTTAGGGATCAAGCCGGGAGACAAGAAGGCACTTGCTGCAGTTAAGGAGTATCTTGCAAGTCAGAAGTCCGAAGAGCAGAAGGCTCTTGAGGCAGAAGCTGCAAAGGCACAGGAAGTTGCCGATGCGGAACAAAGGGCTACGATGGCGGAGGCAAAAGCTGAGGCAATGATGATTGGTGTTCAGGCACAGTTCGTGGACGATGCAGTGACATTAGCACTTGCAAAGGTTGCGGCTGAGGATGGAACAGATATCAAAACTGCACTTGGCGAGTTGAAGACCAAGTATCCTGTTTGGTTCGGTTCAACTGGTGATGAGGATAAAGATGACAAGAGCAAAGTCGGTCAGAAGGGTACTGGTAGCTCAGTCAAGTCCTCTGAAAAGGATAAGGGCAATGATGGCAAGAGTCTTGGCGCTCGCCTCGCTGCCAAGAAAAAAGGTACCGGTAAGAGTACTTACTGGGGTACACACAAATAAGCATAAGGAGGAATAAGAAATGCTCAATAGAAGTGGTGTAACAAAAACAAGTTATGCTGCACCAAAGCAGATTCTGGCGAACGTAGAGCTTCAGGCTTCTGTCGGTTGTATCGTTCCCCAGAGCATTGGTGTAAACGTAGGCGGCAAGAAGATTGCAAAAGCTGGTACGCCGATTACAATTAACCTGACCAATCTTCTTCAGGCTGCAGTTGCGGCTGCTGCAGGAGGAAAAGCTAATGCGGTGCTTCTTCACGACGTGGACGTGACTGCTGGCAATGCCAGCGGTACAGCACTGTATTTCGGTGTAGTAAATATCAATCGCGTTGACAGCGATGTGGCAACTAAACTGTCCGGTCTTACGGATAGTGGCCATGTCATCCTAATCAAGGCGTAAGGAAGAAGAGGAGGATAAACAGATGACGATTTTTGATCTGATGACAAGTCAGAATTTAACGGCATACTGGGAAGAGCTGGTGCAGGACGAAGCTCCGTACCCTTGCGAAGAGCTGTTCCCCGATGACAAGAAGCGCGGTCTCGACCTCAAGTGGATTAAAGGCAGCAAAGGACTTCCTGTTGTTCTGAAAGTATCCGCTTTCGATGCGCACGCAATTCCGAGACCTCGTATCGGTTTTGAGAAGCTGACGGCTGAGATGCCGTTTTTCAAAGAGAGCACGTACATCGATGAGGAGCTTCGCCAGGAGCTGAACATTGTTCTCGAGACTGGCAACCAGGCATACATCGATTCTGTCATGCAGAGAATCTTCGACGACGAGACAAGACTTCTCCGTGGTGCAAGGGCTTCTCGCGAGCGCATGAGAATGATGGCTCTTACTACTGGTGTTATAAGCATGGCTGCAAATGGTCAGGCGTTCTCGTTTGACTATGGTGTAACTAACATGGGTGATGTAGCTGTTAACTGGAGCGATGCAACAAATAGCGATCCTGTTGAAGACATTCGCCTTGCTCAGGAAGCTGTTTGTGATGCAACTGGCGTAAAGCCCACCAGAGCAATGATCGATGGCAAGTCTTGGAGAGAGCTTCGTAACAACGATAAGATCAAGAAGGAGATTTTTGTTCTTACAAACGGTATCGGAGCTATCACGGATCAGCGCCTTGCAGATTATCTTGCAGATCAGCTTGATGGTCTTGAGGTTGTTGTCAACAAGAAGCGTTACGTTGATGAGAGTGGCAATACCCAGTCGTTCATGCCGGAGCATACTTTCGTACTGTTCCCTGAAGGCGACCTTGGTCGTACTTGGTTCGGTACTACTCCGGAAGAGAGCGATCTGCTTGCTTCTTCGGTTGCGAACGTTTCCATCGTTGATACCGGTGTTGCTGTAACTACTGTTCAGAAGACAGACCCTGTCAATGTTGAGACCAAGGTGACAATGATTTGTCTTCCTTCGTTCGAGGCTGCTGATCAGATTTACATTATGGACACCCATCCGAATGCGTAAGAGACGGCACAATAAAGTCAAGCGTTGGCAAAGAGCTGGCGCTTGACTATCTTGATGAAAGGAGACAAGTTAGATGGTAAGGATTACAAACGGCATCAATGTCATTGAAGTGACCAATGGTGCTTTTGAAACGGTTTACAAGGGCCAGGGCTACCACAAAGTGGTCGAGCAGACCGTTGTTTCTGCTCCGGTTAAGGACGAAGGCCAGGATGCAGGCGAAGCTGATCGTATCGCTGAGCTTGAAGAGAAGCCTGTCAGCCAGTGGAGTAAGGCAGAAGTGAAAGAGTATGCAGAAGCAAAGGGCATTGATCTGTCCGGTACAAAGAATGTCAATGAGGCAAAGGACCGTATCAAGGCGGCTATGAGCGGCTCTGAGGAATAAGGAGGACGCTTATGACGGATATTGAGAAAATCAAAAAGGAGATACGCGAGGAACAGGCTCCGTACTTCGAAGAGGACGACTTTCAGTACTATCTGGATAAGAACAATGGTGATGTCAACGCCACAATATATGAGATGTTGATCATCAAGTCCGAAGATTCAACAATAGCCGTCAGTGGTCTGAATACTCAGGATACATCCGGCTATTTCAAAAGGTTGGCGTCTCGGTATAGGAGTTACAATTCAGGCATACTTGCTGGAAAGTGAGGTGCTTATGATCAATAAACAATTCGAGGCGTATAAAGTCAAACGTGAGATCAAGAGGAGCGGTACAGAGTACACGTTCGTTCGTAACGAGGCAAATGAGTTTGGAGAACCAACAAGTGATACCACAGCGTTAGGAAGCATCAAAGGTTTATACCATGAGCAGAATAGCAATGTGGCTGTGACTACTGGTGACACGACCCAGACTCGTACGAAGAAAATCCCAATGGTGTTGTGCCTGTGGGGCGATGTAAGTCCTATGGTGTTAAAGGTTGGTGATACGACTACAATCAACGGCAAGGTGTTCAAGGTCACTGGTGTCACCAATATCCAGGAATGGGGCATCATAGCAGACATAAGTTTGGAGATAGTGGACGATGGCGTTCAAGCTTGATTGGAACGGTCAGGACGTTTCCAAAAACCTTGCCAAGATGGAACAGAAGCTCGGTGCAGTTGTCCTAATGTATGCAGCAACAAAGGCCAGTGAGATTGAGGCTAAGATGAAGATGAACCGTCCGTGGACAGATAGGACAGGGATGGCAAAGGCAACATTGAATGCCAAAGTGTCTCAACCCAATAGCAACACAGTTCGGATCACACTGGCACATGGTGTTGATTATGGTATATGGCTTGAGATTGCTCATAATAAAAACTGGTCCATCATAGGTCCAACGATTGAACAGGAAGGACCAAAGATCACGAACGACTTACAAAACTTGATGAATAAGTTGCAATGAAGGAGTAAATGATGATCGATACGAGTACGTTCGAGTATGCCGATAGTCGGTGGCAAGACTTGTATCGGCATCTCAAGAAAAAGGGCTTCGATGTAAACAGCCCAGGAGTCAAAGTTGGTGAGTGCACAAGTGCTTACTTAGTGGTTAAGAATAACGGCGGTTCGAAACATAATAGTTTCAGCACAAGCGTCGATACGTACGACATTATGTGTTATGTGCCAAAGCAGGCATACAGTAGTCTGGAGCCTCTGGTGCAGTCAGTGAAAGAAGCAATGAAAGAGCTTGATCCTCTTTTCAAGTGGAACGGTGCAGACACCGGAAGCTATTATGACGACAGTGTGCAGGCGCACATGTACACAATTACGTATAAGAATTACAAAAAATTGTAAGGAGGAAATAGCGAAATGAGTATCAAGAAAGCAAAAGCTGAGATCGCTACCATTGATTGCGAACTGATTACCATTTCGGTTGGTTCTGGAGCAAGTGCAAAGGAATTTGGTTTCGATACCGCCAACCAGATTGAAGTGGAGCCTCAGATCGAAGAAGAGGATGCGGTCAAGTTGGTTGTTAAGGGACGTCTGAGAGCACAGAAGCCGCCTACAAAGACCATTACAGGCAACGAGATTACTCTTCACGACAACGTGTTCAATCCGGAGCTTGTACTCGCTCTTCAGGGCGGTGAGATTCTGTATGATCAGGTTGACACATCCAAGATCATTGGTTACAATCCGCCCGTTGCCGGTTCGGATGACAAGGGTGAGGTGTTTACTCTGAATGCATATACTGCTCAGTACAATGCTGCTGGTCAGGTAGTGCAGTATGAGAAGACTTCGTATCCTAACTGTACTGGTCAGCCGGTTGCTTTTGGTTCAGAGGATGGAGCATTCAGAGCTCCTGAGTACACTATCAACAGTGCACCTAATACTGGTGAGCGTCCTTATCAGATTACGTATGTTGAAAAACTTCCTGATCTGATCGATTGATCTGATCGATGCCGATGCATCAGCAGTAACTCAGAACCTTGTTGGAGCAACTTCTTCGTTCACCGGTTATCAGACCAAGAATGGTCAGTCATTCACTGCTACGATCACAGCAGATGATGGACTTACTCTTGGCAGCGTAATCGTAACGATGGGTGGCACAGACATCAGTTCTACGGCAGTGTCCGGTGGTACAGTAACCATTTCAAATGTAACTGGAGATATTGTGATCACAGCTACAGCTTCATAAGTAACAAGAATGTAAAGAGCCGGCCTGCAAGGCAAGTGACGTTTAGTCCGCTTTGTGGGCTGGCTATCTTTCGTATTATGGATAGGTGTCCAAAAGTATGTTAACAAACAAATTGAGTGAAAGTAGAGGTAAGTAAAATGGATATGCAGATGCAGAATAATAGCAATATCAGTGAGTTCAGAGGCGAGCAGCAGGGGCAGGTGCCTACTAACTTGGTTGCATCCAATGTAAAGATCACAACTATTCACGACTTGCAGGGATATGTTGGTGGTAAGATCGTTCGTCTTCCGGACTTTGCAGAAGGTCAGCCACTTGTAGCAAGAGTGAAGCGTCCCAGTCTTTTGATCATGGCAAAGCAGGGAAAAATACCGAATACACTTCTTGGTGCAGCAGGAGAGCTTTTCACTAAGGGTGGATCAGGTGTCGATGCAGACAATACAAGAATGCTTGGTGATATGTATGATGTATGCCACCTTATTGCTGAGGCGAGTTTGGTGGAGCCGAGTCTTGCAGAGATTGAGAGTGTAGGATTGGAGCTGACTGATGATCAGATGATGGCACTGTTCAATTACAGTCAGGTGGGCACAAAAGCTCTTGAGTCCTTTCGTCAAGAGTAAGCAGGTTCTTGGTTTAGTATCCTTACGAAACATATACCAATGCCGGCCAAGTATCTTGATGGACATAGCTGATCCCTATACTGCATATTGTCTGGATGAAGCAATTGGATTTATCATCGGCAAGATTGAGTCTGGTGAAGAGCCAGTATTCAAAGCAAAGTATAAGTCCATGTCTGATTTGTATCGGAGCATAACAGGATAAGGAGGGAAGATGATAACCTTAGGATTGATCTTCTTGGTCGGTCTATTGGCAACACGATATGCCATAGCCGAGTTCATGGACATTTATAGTTAGCCATAAGGAGGTGAGGCGGCATGGCTATTGATGTTGGAACAGCAACTGGATATTTGGACTTAGATATATCCGGTTTTATACGTGGCCTACAGTCCGCTAATACTGAGGCTACAAAACAGTCACAGACTTTGGAAAGTACCCTTGGTTCTGGACTGCAGACAATTGGCGGAAAGTTACAGGGTGCTGGCAAAGCACTTACTGTTGGTGTAACAACTCCTGTTGTAGCAATGGGAACAGCAGCAGTAAAGACATCAGCAACGTTTGAAGCCGGAATGTCTCAGATTCAGGCAACAATGGGCATCACAAAAGATAGCATGAGTACATTGGATGGGCAGTCCGTCAATACGATGGATGCATTGTCCAGTCTTGCTCAGGAAATGGGTGCAAATACAAAGTTCAGTGCTACAGAAGCAGCAGATGCAATTAACATCCTTGCAATGGCCGGTTATGATACCGATAAGATTTATGGTTCGCTACCAAACATCTTAAATTTGGCTGCAGCCGGTGGATTAGAAATTGCAGATGCGGCAGATATTGCTACTGGTGTTATGGCCGGCTTCAATATGAAGGCTGAAGACAGTAGTATGGTAGCAGATAAGATCGCTACAATGGCAAGTAGTGCAAAAGGTTCGGTTGGCGAGTTTGGTCAAGCAATGGCAACAGCCGCTGGACAAGCAAGTGTTACTGGTCAGAGTTTTGATGACACAGCAGTGGCCCTTGAAATCTTAGGTAATCACAACATCAGTGCTGCCGAGGGTGGTAACGCTTTGAACCGTATCTTGAAGAACTTGTATCAGCCTACGGAACAAGCAGCGGCTGCTATGCAAGAGTTAGGAGTATCTGCATACGATGCAGACGGCAAGGCAAGAGCATTGCCTGATGTGTTGCAGGACTTCCAAAATAAGTTGGGTGGCCTTACAGACGAAGAGTACAACAACATAATGGGACAGATATTTGATAGTGCAACAATGAAATCTGTTCCGTTCTTGATCAACGATTGTACTACAGCTTGGGATACGCAAGATGATACAGTGACAAGTTTAATCGAGGGTATCCGTGGTGCAGGAGATGCTTATGGTGGCATTGGTGCAGCATCTGGACAAGCACAGGCTCAGATGGATAACCTCGAAGGACAGATAACCCTTTTGAAGTCAGCTTTGGAGGGTGTGGCAATTCAGATTGGCAATATCCTGATGCCATATATCAGTAGCTTTGTTGAGAAGATACAGGGTCTTGTTGATTGGTTTGCGAACTTGGATGAAGGAACGCAAAAGACAATTGTCAAGATGGTTTTACTTGCAGCAACAGTTGGCCCAGTGCTTATTGGTATTGGCAAACTTGTTTCTGGTGTAGGTGGAGCGATCAGAGGGTTCAATGAGATCAAGGGAGCATTTACGGCAATCAAGACAGGGTTCAGTTTGTTAGGTTCAAGTGCAGCAGGAGCTGGTGCAAGCATTGGTGCAATAGCAGGTCCAGTATTGGCAGTGGTTGCTGTCATAGTGGTATTAGTGGCAGCATTCAAACACTTGTGGGATACGAACGAAGAGTTCAGAAACAAGATAACTGGTATCTGGGATGGCATCAAGGCAAAGTTTGAGGAATTTGGTCAGGGAATAACAGATAGATTAAATGCACTTGGTTTTGACTTCGAAAACATCACAGAAGTTATTGGAGCAATCTGGAATGGATTTTGTGAACTTCTGGCTCCGGTGTTTGAAGGGGCATTCCAGATCATTTCTGCTGTACTCGGCACCGTGCTCGATGTTCTGACCGGGCTTTTTGATGTGTTTGCCGGGATCTTCACCGGAAACTGGGACATGGTCTGGACAGGCGTGAAGGAAATCTTCGCCGGGCTCTGGAACGGAATCAAAGGTATTTTCGAAGGTGTGCTGACGGCGATCGAGGGCATTGCGGATACGGTGCTTGGTTGGTTTGGAACGAGTTGGGAAGAAGTGTGGACAAACATTAGTAACTTCTTTGTAGACATTTGGAATGGAATTACTTCGTTCTTCTCGAGTGTGATAAATGCCATTAAGACGGCAGTGTCCAACTTTATTACGACTATTATAAATTTCTTTGCTCAGCTTCCTACGAATATTGCAAACTTTATTACCAATGCATTTAACAATGTTCAGACTTGGGTAACCAACATGGTAAATAAAGCTCGAGAGATGGGTACTAACTTCATCAACACTGTTGTTAGTTTCTTCACTCATCTTCCTGGTAAAGTGTTACAGTTTATTACAAGTGCTCTTGATAACGTGCAAACGTGGGTAAGCAATATGGTTGATAATGCACGCGAAATGGGTACTAATTTCATCAATAACGTAGTAAGTTTTATGCAGCAGTTGCCAGACAAAATCAAGCAGCATCTTGATAGTGCAATCGCAAATCTGGCTACTTGGGTTACAGACATGGGTCAAAAAGGTAAAGAGGCAGTTCAATCGCTTATTGACAACGTCGAGTCGGCAGCAAGTGATATTGTAGACAAAGTCAAGTCAATTGGCTCTGACATCATTAGTGGTGTTTGGAATGGTATTAACGAAGCCAAAGATACATTCGTATCGAATGTTAAGGGTTTCTTCTCTGGTATTGTTGATGGTGTAAAAGATGCACTTGGTATTCACTCACCGTCTAAGGTATTCAGAGATGAGGTTGGTCGTTGGATACCACCTGGCATTGTTCAAGGTTTTGATGATGCTATGCCGGATGCAATTTCAGATATGGAAGATAGCTTGAATGACGGTATCGACAACATGGGCGTTGACAATATCAATGTAGTGGCAGATTTGCAGGCATCATTCAGTGCTGTAGTTGGTTGGTTTGAAAGCATGGAACAAAGGCTTGCCAATGCAGTACAGGGTATGAGAGACGAGTTGGTTGCTCTCGTACAAGCAGGCCAGATGGTCGTTGGAGCAGATGGAAGTCTGTCGTATGTAGGTTATGGCGGTTTCAGAAGCAGTGCACTTTCGGTTAGCAATTCTACTGGCAACAGTAATGGACAGGTTCGAAGTGGTGGTGATACATTTATCTTCAACAGTCCAAAAGCAATTGATGAGATTGAAGCTGCACGGCAGATGGAAAAGACCAAACGTGATATGGCAGAAGGATTTTAAGGAAAGGAGTGGTGCATCATGGTAGAGAATATTGTGTTGTTAAACAATGCTACGTCTGCAACACTTGAGCTTGATAAGGTCACCACTCCAAACTACATACTTGATGTGTGTACGTGGGGTGAGATGCAAAGTACTCATCATTCGTATAAGTATGTAAACCAAGTTGGAGTGTATGTGACAGGCACGAGCCTTGGAACAAGGCCAGTGGAGATAACGGGTTGGATTGTGGCAAACAATGAGGATCAAATGACAAGTTTGAAAACGTTCCTCAATCGGTTTGTCAATCCACAGCAATTAGTGACGTTAAGTTACAAAGAGTACAAGTTGGATTTCTTGCCGGACACAAGTATCAAATATAGTGCCACGGTTGTAGAGAATAACGAAGTGGTATGCAAGTTCAAGATTGAAGGCACAGCGCCTGATCCGTTGTTTAGAATAAGCAAAGAGAATCAGGTTGCAGCAGCCACAACACGAGGACTGTTCCACTTCCCAATGATCTTGAACAAGACAGATCTTGATCCGCCAAGAGCAATCTTTGGATTAAGAGAGCCAAGTCTGATCATCGATGTGTATAATGGTGGTGCTGTTGGTGTAGGTATGAAGTTGGTATTCAAGGCACTGGGAACAGTTACCGGTCCAACGTTTACTAACGTTGCGACTCAGGAGTACTTCAAAATCAACAAGACGTTGGTAGCAGGCGAACAGATAGTGATTAACACCAATATTGGAGAGAAGTCTATCAAAGGTACATTGAGTGGTGTTACAAGCAACTATTTCAAGTACAGAGATTTTGGTAGTACATGGCTTCAGTTAGGTGTTGGAGATAATCTGTTCAGATACGATGCAGATGTAAATGTGGATGCGCTTGAAGCGTATGTGTATTTCTATAACAAGTATTTGGAGGTTCAGGGATGCTATTGAGTAAGAGTATTCAGATCACAGTATTTGCAATAGACAATACACAGTTTGAAGCAATTGGTGACTTGGGACAGTTTACGAGTTTGATATGGCCGGATGCTTTTAACGGTTGTGCACTCTTTGAGTTATGGGCGCCAATCACAGATGCAAATGCTCAGTTGATCAAAAAAGGAAATGTGTTATGGACTGGTGGTGAAAACGCTGCAGTTATCGAGATTGTAAAATCTCAGATTGATGAACGTGGTGAGAAGCTATACCATGTCAAGGGCAGAACACTTGAGAAGTATCTGGCGGACAGGATTGTTTGGGGTGGATACACTAAGTCCGGAAAGACAAGTACAATCATGTATGATCTGGTTGACAAGTGTGCAATCAACCCAAGCGACACCAAACGAAAGATACCGTATCTTGTCAATGCAGTGGATGCACAAGTTGGGAAGCAGATTACACAATACCAGAAGACTGGTGGAGAGTTGTATGATGCACTTTATCAGTTGGCAGATGATGCTGGTATTGGTTTCAGTATCCTGTTTGATCCAATCCATCAGCAATTGAAGTTTGAAGTACGAGCTGGCGAAGATCGGACAATGGATAACCAGAGTGGCAATGACCCAGTAGTATTCAGTACGGAGCTGGAAGACATCTTGAGCAGTTCGTATTATTCCAACAACGAAGATGAAAAGACAGTGGCTCTGGTACAAGGTGAAGGCACTGGCCAGGCCAGAGTATCAGTGACCACAGGTTCTGTTAATGGGACAGGGTTCGAGAGAAAAGAGCTTTACGTTGATGCAAGAGATTTGCAGTCTGAAGTGCATGGCGAGGACGGAAGTTCAACGCAGTTGACTCCAACACAATATCGAGCAACATTGGTAGAACGTGGTGATCAGAAGTTGGCAGAGCACACAGTAGCAGAAGTATTTGAAGCACAGATACGTCAGTTTGGTGATGCACAATATGAGTTTGGAGTGGATTACAAAAAGGGTGACAAAGTAACTGTTATTGATGAACAATTGATGGTCCAGGTATCTGCTACCATAACAAGCGTTGAGGAGGACTTTGATGACGAGTATGCTTTGATACTTACGTTTGGATATTCGTATCCAACAATATTACAAAAAGTGAAGCGCGCAACAAATTAGAAGGAGGTGAGGAAGCGTGGCTCAGGAATGTGGATTTTTTAACGCACAGTTAGTTGGTGAGGAATACGACCGCGTGTATCTTGCCGAACAGTTTGCAGCTTACTTTGCATCGTTTATTGGCAACGGTGTATTTGGTAGTTCAATGCAGCAGTTAAAAGTTCTCGCTCAGGATACAGCCAATATGTCGGTCAAGGTTGGAAGTGGGCAGGCGTGGATCAATGGATGGTGGTATCGCAATACAGATGCTTATACATTAGACATTGATGTTGCAGATGGAGCATTGTCCAGAATTGATCTGATTGTACTTCGTTGGGGTCAGACCGAAAGAGATATGTGGCTCCAGGTCATCAAAGGAACACCGAGTGCTAATCCGGTTGCACCTTCGATAAGCCGTGGTGCAGACTATTACGACTTACAGTTGGCAACGGTTTCAATTCCTGCAGGTGCAATTAAGATCACCCAGGCACAGATAACAGACACAAGGCTTGACAATAGTGTTTGTGGTCTTGTTACCGGTGTTGTTGATCAGATTGATACTACGGACTTGTACAATCAGTTCGGAACATACTTTGCAGAGTTCAAACAG